CATCCGCAGCCTTGGCGTAAGCCTTGGCCACTTCAACCATCTCGTCGTAGGCTTTGATTGTGGCATTGAGCTTTGTGAGTTCCGCTTCTTCATGGGCGACGGTGCCTTTGGCCTCAGCCACGGAAATAGCATAGAGTCTTTCAGCAAGCCCCTTTTCCAGTTTTTGGTTGGAAGATTTGAAGTCTATAGTGGCTATGGATTTGTCAAACTCCTCAGCCAGCTCTAAGCCATCGATTATACCGGCAGCGCCTGCCTTGCCTACTTTGACCATCGCCTGATACGCCGGGTCCTCCATCGACTTCAGCGCTGCTTCGAGGCCCGCGACCATCTTATCCACTTCATTGGAGGAGAGGAACTTACCGCGCATGGCCTCCCGGAAAGAGGCAACTATCTGCTTATCCGTAAGCTTTTTTGCCTTACCGTCCCGGATGTACTGCTCGGTATATTTCGCGTTATTCTCACTGAACTGCTTCCGAGTCTCGTCCTCGGCGGCTTGAGACTGGATAAGTTCCCGGAGGCTCCACTCATATTTTGAAGCCGCCAAGCTGTTGTCGATCAGCAGTTTACTGGTGTTGGCCATCGCCTCACCCAACTTCTGCTGGAGGAGGGCTTCCTGTTCCTTCCGGATCTCGCCCAAGACTCTGGCCAGATCCTCCCCGTCGCCCATGGCAGTGCGTAGGGCGGTAGCGAATCTGGGGTAGTCAGCAATCAGTTTTTCCAGAGTTTCAGATTGGGCATTCTGGGTAGCTGTGTTTTTCTTAAATACCCGCTCAGCTGCATTCAGCTTTACTATCTGGTCCTCAACCTGTGAGGTGACGGCTCGGATCTCAACGGCGTTGTCCTTCAAAGCCTGGGTATAGGTGGTCACTTCATAAATGACGTACCCGATCGCGGCAACAATCGCTGTAGGCAGAAAGGTCATGAAACCGGCCTTCAGGCTGTTCAGCGCCATAGTCAAAGCGATGGTACTGGTAGTCGTACTACCCATCGCCACTTGGACCGCAGCCAAGCCCAGGGATATTGAAGACAACGCTGAGGTAATAAAGGTGGCGCCTTTGAACCACTGAAAAGCCAGGACCAGGCCGTGGGCGGCGGCAGCGGCCAGTGTCGCCTGCACGGCAAATCTGACGACTCCATTACTGGCTAAGTCTGTAAGTACGTCCACGGCGCCCCTGGCGACATTGACCATGGCCTTCAATACACCGGTGAGGCCGCCCTCGCCCATGGCGATCCACAGGTTTTTGACCTTATCCTGAAGGTTCTTGAACATCAACTGCAGACCCTGTAACTGGATCTGCGCCATCTCCGCCGCGGATCCCGATCGGCCTATGGAAGCGCCGAGTAGATCAAATTTATCAACATCCTTGATCAGGGCGGTAACCGCAGCAGAGCCGTAAACCCCGAAGTCAGCGAAGGCCTCCTTGTTGGTGGTCACGACCTTGGATAAGTTGTGGAGTACCCTGGAGATCCCTTGCGAGTTCACATCAAAATCAGCCAGAGTCAATCCGGCAGCCTTAACGTTTTTCTTAAAGCTCTCCGTCGGGATGGCCAGCTTGGCCAGGATCCGGCGGAAGCCCGTGGCCATGGAGCTGGCCTTCAAACCGTTGTCGCGCAAGACCATCATCACCCGGGCGGTTTCGTCCAAAGACATGCCGGCGTTGTGGGCCGCGGGAGCGATGTAGTTAAAGGCTGTCTTAATATCCTCGATCGTCAGCTTAGATTTATTGACGGCGTTGGCGAAGACGTCGGTGATGTAGCCGGTGTCCTTAGCGGCAAGGCCAAAAGCCCGCAAAGTAGTTGACGTCAGATCCACTACCGTAGCCAGATCCGTCATGGTACCGGTAGCAAGGTTGGTGACCCCGGGGATTGCAGCTACGGTCTCCTTGGCATCCAGACCGGCCTGGCCAAGAAGCTTCATCCCTTCGGCAGTCTCTGCTGCCGAGAATTTGGTATCGGAGGCCACCTTTTTCATCGTGTCCGCCATCAACGTCAGATCAGCGTTTGTCGCTCCTGTAATGGCCTGGAGGTCCTTCAGGGACTGGTCGTAAGTGGCGACTGTCGACACCGCCGTCCTGATACCGGCGATAAAAGTGAAGATGGCTGACGAGGCTACGAGGTAGCCGGAGTAGGAACGAAGTTTGGTTATGACCAGGTTGACAGCTCCGCCGAGTGTGGTGAACCCCCTCTCGGCTATTCTCTGCTGGCGCTGCAGGACCCCTAAAGCGGCCCCGGCCTTCCCTATCTCGATATTGTGGGCTCGGATGTTTCCGAGGATCTTGTTGGCGGCCTGGCCATACCGATCGGTGCTGAGGCGGAGGTCGGCGTATTGTTTCCTGAGGCGCTGGATACCCTCTGACTGCCTACTGTAATCCACGGAGGACTGGGCTTCTCTCTTCTTGGCCTCGTCCAGCCTTTTCAGGACATTGATCTGTTCTTGATAGGAGAGATTGGTTTTTTGAAGCGCGGCAATTTGTTTCCCGTACTGGGGGAACTTCGCATTCAAGCTCTGGAAGGCTGCAGCTGATTTGGTTGCTGCTGTCGTTACTTCCCCAAACTTTTTCTGAAGTTCAGCCAGCCGAGCTTTCAACTCCTCAATTTTCTTGCTGTCACTTGCTTGGGGTACAAACTGTGCAAAGAGATTTCTGGCGTTCGCTCCAGTAGCCCCCTTAGAGGCGAGTAGCCTACTGTAATCTCTCGCTAATTTGTTGACGCTTGCTGATGCTTTTTCGTTCAGAGCCGCCGTTTTAATTAACTCCTTATTCGCCTGCCGTTGTTTCGCTTCTTCTTCTGCTCTTGCTGTCTTAAGTCTTTTCAGGACATTGATCTGTTCCTGATAGGAGAGATTGGTCTTGTCTAGGGCACGTATATGTTTCTCAAACCCGGGGAACTTTGCATTCAGGCTCTGGAAGGTAGCCGCGGATTTGGTTGCGACCGCTGTCGTCTCTCGATAGCTTGCCTGCAGCCGTTGCAACTGCACCTCCAGAATCTTTGTCTGCCCACCATCACTGATCTTGGGTAAGGTGGCCTCCCCGTTCTTACCCACTCCAGGGGTCAGAAAAGAAGACAGCAGCGTATTGGCGGATTTCCCTGCAGACCCGGGGGCGTTCAACACATCGTGGAACTTCGTCTTCAGCACGTCAAGCTGGGCTGCTGCCTTGGCAGATATCAGCGGTGTCTTTTCAAGTTCGGCATTGGCCTTCGCCAATTTAGATGCAGCCTTTTCCTGAGCGGCAGCGCCAGCCTCAACCACTGCCCGCCCCTCCACTTGGGCTTTCGACAGCATTTTCGTCGAGGCTACTTGCTTGTCCAGCCCGGAGGTGAGTTTATTGATGCTCTTGGCGGTGTCCTCAAAGATCTTGGCTGGCGCCTCCTGCCCAACTTTCCGCATTGCTGCGGCGGAGTCTGACATGGCCTTGGCGATCTGGCGGAACCCGTCGGCTATTGTAGAGAAGGCCTGTTTGGTGCCGGCTTCAATCTTCGACCCCAACCCTAATACTGCTGATTGCTCGCCCATGCGGATTCCTTAAGTGTGATACTCTGGTTTCTTCGGCTCCAACATTTTACTCCCCAGCGGCTTCCAGTGTTTCAGCATATTCTGGGTCAACTCGGCACGTTCCTGTTCTGATAGGTGTGTATACTCCGCCGGATCTCCAAACAGCATCTTGGAGCCTGCTCTTTTGGTTGCAACCCGGGGAGGACCACCAACAGGTTTCTCTGCTGCTGGGGTGTCAATATCGATCCCGTGAATGGCGGCCATGAATCGGTTGCGCCCGTACAGTTGGTCGTCGGCAGCTTTATGGAGGAAAAGAAACTGCTCATAGGTCACGCCCCCCTCTCGATAGGCCTTCGTGTAGAAGTCCTCTATCCGGTAAGCCGGGTAGCTCTGCAGCACAAAAGCTACTGCGGTGTCAACTCCGGAATTGCTGGACCTGTCGCCGCTTTCTCCGGTCGAAACAGTTTCTTCACCCTCTGCGCCAGGTCCAAGGCCTTTCCCACGGCGCCCTCGTAGTTGACCTCAAATATTGCATCAACGATGTCGATGAACTGTTCGTTGGTGAGGTCGGCCATGGTGACCTTGTCCATACACTTCTCGAGGATGTAACCAATGTTCTTCACGATAAGGTCCATGATGATTTTTATTGTCGCCATGTCCTTGTCGTCACCTGGTTCACCTTTGCCTGAGAGGCTCTTGACTGTGGAAACAGCAAGATCTCCCGCATCTAGTTTCCCCATCTGAATAACGGCTTCAATGATCTGGTCCGGTAGGGCTAATTGATCTGCCATCGAAAGAGGATAAAGAATCTCTTCACGGACTTCTCGTACACCAACTTCAACTTTCCTGATTTTAGGACTTAAGGCCATTTTGGTCTCCTGTTGAGGTTAAAACTCAGGCCGCCTATCTGTATAAGATAGGCGGCCTGACTTGTTACTGCTCAATGCTATCAGCCGCCAAGGAACAGGATCTGGCCGTTCGGCATGTTGTTCCACGCGGCGTTGCCGCCAGTAGTATCCTCACTGGCGCCCATGGACTTAATTGTCATGGTGACCGCCGCCGCGTCTTCGGGCTGCTGATCGAGGTTCAAGCTCGAAGTGATATTCGCCCGAGGGAAAACAATTACCATCGAGTAGGCTGGGTTCGGGAAGGTGTATACAGCCTCGACCCTCAGGAATTTCGGCGCCGCCAGGGTGCCAAGAGGGATATTCCCGAGATGAGCGTTGGTGTAGGCGCTGGTTCCGGAAACAAAAGCTGTAGTGGCGAATACCTGTTCCTGGTCAGCTGCCCAGGTACCAGTAAAGTGGTTGGCAGGGATGGTGAAGTAGGGGTTACCACCATTGTCCGGAGCGAACGCGGAGGTAATAGCAGAGGTGCCGACGTACCCCGTTATCCTGCCATAAACCTTGTAGTTGGCGGCGCCAGTAAAAACTATCGTCCAGATGTCGGTGATAACTCCACCAGCATTGGTAACCGCGATATCATCAACGACGTGAACGCCGGCAATAGTTTTGGTGGAGAGGATCGTGGCAGCCGCGGCGATATCCGCGAAAGGGTCCATACCTCGGGAAATTGCCAGGCTCTTCGGAGTGATTTCCTTGAAGGCGCATTCCAGGGTGTTGGTCTCCCGCATCGGGAACGTCGCATCCAAAGACAGCGGAAAGCCCGACTCCAGATCGAAATATTCGGTCTCGGAGTTGAAGGCGGTAGAAGCCAAGGCACCAAGGGAATCCAGGGCTGTCAGCACCGGAGTCACTGTGGCGATATGCGACGCGGACTTACCGATCCGAATTTGGCTTAAGCCAAGCTGGACGGTTGAGGCGTCTCTCGTAATAGGTCCTGTTCTCATAGTGGTTCTCCGTAAAGTTAATTAAGCCGAGGATACTATTCCTGCACAGCAGGACTGGTTGTACACTTTTGCCTATAGTTACCTTTTATTGGGGAAAAAATCAAATATATTAAGATGTCTGCAACTCTTCCTCAGACACAACATCCTGACAGATCCGTGGATTTCAATGTCGACCACTGGCTCCTTCCTTGAGCCAAAACGGCCGAACTCAAACCGCCACAGCCCATTATCCTGCCGGACCAGCAGTCGTTTGCCACACTTCTCACAGTTCGCCTCGTACATAAATTGCCTATATTGTAGCAAATTTTAAACGAATTGGGATCAACCGATAAAGGGTGTTGTCGTCGGCTTCCTCTTCGTCCGAGGGCTCCCCCAAAGTCACCACCATCCTGGAGCACTCCACATTTGTTAAGTCCAACAAAGGGATAGCCTGAATACCATTCCCCGCTGGGTCAGTATTAACCAAATAGGCCATGAGCTTGTCCCTGGTCTGGGCCAGGAGATTGCCGGACGAGGCCGTAGCCGAGCCCCGGGAAAAGACGTAGGCCCCGACCTTCACCACGCTCAGGCCGCCAACAGGGTACGCTCCGCCAAAGAAAAACTTGACCCAGGTATCGTGCTCGATACCAGAAACACTGGCCTTGGGGGTCATGTAAATATGCGCGAAGTACACCGGCACCCCATCTACAGCCTTTAAGCCACTGTAGAAGTACTTCTTGATGGAGTACTGGATACATTCTTCACTTAAGGTCGGATGCAGCAACATTAGGCAGCAGCTCCTTTAGGGTGTCAGCAAGTTCAGGGTAGAAGCGCCCGTGCAGGTAGGCATTGGCCGCGACGTGGGCGGGGTTGTCCCCGTCCATGTTGAAGGTCATGTTGTCCATGATGATTTTGAGGTGCTTCAGATCGTCAAGGGAATACGCCACGATTATTCTGAACCCGACAGGAAGGACTTCCAATACTTGCATGTAATGCCTCTTAATCGTAGATGTACTCTCTTGGGATCCTACCACCAAAAGCTATCTCAACGATCTCTGCTATTTTATCAGAGTTGTAACCACTGCTGGCTAGCTCTTGAAAAAGAATAGGTTTCAATTGGGATTTCTGTGTCGGCGTAAGCGGTGCTGCCCTAGCTGTTTTGTAGACGAGATCGGCTGCTACCCTGGACACGGTCTTGGCTAAGTTGTCCAAGCGGTCAGCCTGACGGTTGATGTTGGCCAGAACATCTATCGCACTATTACCACTGGACGAGTCATCTTCATCATCCCTTGGTATAATGATATCGTCCGCCAGATCCTCTTTCCCACCACGATCACGTTTCATCCAGACGATTTCTCGCATAAGCCGCTGAAAGGCTATACGCCAAGCATCCGATTGGGTTGCTATCCATCCAAGCATCGAGCCCGTAATTATCGGCCGGCCAGGGATTTTACCAGTTACACCCCCACTGCCATATTCATGGACATAGACATAATCTGATACCTTCACCCCCGGCACACCAGGAGCTGCTGAAGGGCCTACATAGTCTCCATTAACCGTGATCACGGTTTTGCCTCCCGCGCTTGTTCGAATACCAAGCGAGGCCAGCGTAGCCCCTGTTAACCGCATCAACGGGGCACCTCTAAAATAGGAGACCTTGTGCTTCCAATGTGCATACCCCCAACCAGGCCCAGCCTTAGTCCCCTCGCCGTCACTAAGTGGATCCATTGGTGGGCCTTTGTATCTGGGGTTGTTGCCTCCTGCCAGTAAAGATTTTTTAATGTAATCCAGGGCATGGACAGCCATCGCTGGGGTCAAGGTACCACCACCGCCGTATTTTCCGCTTGGAACAAAGTAGTACATAGACCTACCCAGACCTTCAACTCCTCGTCCATATCTCGTAAGATTGCTGGTAAATCGGCCTATTGAATATTCTTGTTTTTTGCCCTCAAAGGTTTGCTCAAATAACATCAGGGCACCATACATTGCGCGACCTAACCGCTTTTCTACAATCTTTTTCGTCATGCCCTGGTGTCCTCCGTCAAAAACACGGACCTGATACCAATGAAATTGTTGTCCTCGATGTGGTCGACCTTGTACACCACACCCCCAACAGCAGAACGCCACTGCATACCCATGGCGATGTCTGTAAAGTAGGAACTGATAAACAGTTGCAGACGTATCACTGACACATCCATGGACTCATTTGCGGCCGGCTTGGCCATTGAGCGGTACATCTGGTCCATGACCGCGCCGTGGATCTCCACGCCTGGATAGAGCTGCACCCAGGCGGGCACCGGGTCGTATTTGTTGGCCTCGTTGGCTACGGCGTCTTGATCGTATTTCCAGAAGGCCCCTTTGGCGTTGACCACATAGCCGGAGGCGATGTACTCGACAACCTCGTTCTCGAACATCTGCGGAGCAATGGCTGTGAGAATGACCTCGGCTTGATGCGGATCACTCCCCCAGATCAAGGTGTCGCCCACTACAGCTGCGGTCGGCGCCTGCAGATTCAAGTCAAAAAAGAAGGCACGGATCATCGGGTTGGTGTGCTCGGTGTGGCTGTTGTCATCCAGGAACTCTCCGGTGACAAGAGTGCCGCCGGGTTTCCGGATGGTCATCTCGGATCCCACCTCCTGCAGTACCGCCCGAATTTCGTCAGCTATACTCATAGGTCAGATCCTGCCCTATCTGGTCATAAACAAACCCGGCCGGATTGGCCATAAAGCCCTTGGCCAGCAGCTCACTCGTGGCATCATCCAGGGCGCTGATGTCCATCAGGGCGGGCTCTTCTTCCATGGCCTTGGCGAACTCCGCGTCCATGGCGCTGATTATCTTGAAGTAGTTGTCAAATTTTTGTTGTAATTTTATCTGCTTATATTGGAAACGCTCGGCCTGCAGCACCAGTGTGGTATACAAAGTATGGCGCTTACAACGCTCCACCATCCAATAGGCTTTCCTCGAGACCAAAATAGGAAACACCCAACCAAGCTCTTCGCCGGCCTGGGCAATAACCGCCGCCTGCGCGTCCGCGGAAAGGGTCGACCACGCAGACCCCATCAGGGCCGCCAGCCTCGCTGTCAATTCTGTTGTGTCTGCAATAGCCATAGACCCCCCGGTTACTCAGCAGGCTCGTGAGATGATGCGGTCGGAGCTACCTTCTCTGGTTCCGGGTCGGCGGATGTAACTGCCTTCTTAGGGCGCCGTGCTTCTTTAACAGGATGTGCTTGGCGAGGTTTCTCGAACCTGGTCAGGACCTCCTCAACATGTGGGGAGCCAGCCTCATACTCCTGCTCCAACTGCGGCGGGATGTTGTCGCCCTCGTAGTCCCCCGGGGGGAGGGTGAGGGAGCTGCCAAAGGCCAGGGTTACTTTGGTGCGAAGAACTCTTTTTTCTTCCATAATATCCTCGATAGTTATCGACTAAATTAAAAGGCCCAACCCAGTGAAGGGCTGGGCCTTGGTACGGAGACTCCTTGCTGCTTATGCTTAGAACACTGTCAGCACATAAGAGCAGTCCGGATGGTAAACAACCGGCAGAGACTTGTTCTGGATACGGACGATAGTGCCTTCCGGATCGAACTCGTCCTTGGTATCCATGGTCACGCCATAGTTGCCACCGAGGCCAAAAGGCGCCAGGACGTTTTCCGCTATCTTCATACCATCGGCGTTGGTGTCAGACCACATAATAAACTTGTTGTCCTTGACGATCTTCTCCCGTACCCGCACAGACGACTTGCCCAGGGCGTAAGAGCCAACCAGGGCTACAGAGAGGGTTATGGTGCCGGCACTGGTGTCGACCGCAGAAACGACCTTGTCCTCCCAGGTATTGGGTTTGGTGTCGTCGTAAAAACGCACCTTGGCACCTACCGCCACATCCTCGGCATAGGTAACGTAGATAGCGGTGTCGCCGGCGGTGGCCGCGGCGGTAAGCACGATGTCAACCTCATGGAAGTCATCAAAGACCTGCAGAGGCCCGACACCGAGCAAAGTGCCGATTACCCCCGCCGGGTTCTTGAAGAGATCCCCATCACCAAAGGCCGACTTGGCCAACAGTGCCTGGATGGTGGAATCCAACATCAAGGTCTTCAACAGGGTGCTGTTCAAGGTACAGAACTTGGCCTTGATGCCCGCGTCATCCGCCAACACCTGGTTACCGGTAAGCACATCATCCAGAATATTTCTGGTCGAACCGCCGTTCCACTTGTAGTTGGTCGTGAGGGTAACCAAGTGGGTGGCCGGGATACCGTAGTTAACGGTGATCCTGGTGCCGCCTTTTTCAAGATAGGAGAAGCCACCATCAAGAACAGCTTTGGCGGTCATCCACTCACGGCGCCGGTCCATCCTGGCGCGGAGTTTCTGGATCAACCTGGCAACCTGGCGCTGTCCAGTCTCCTTGGTACGGTCTGTACCCACCGCCCGCAGGTTGTTCAGCACGGACTCATCGAGGAACCCGGCCTCCTTCATATAGGCGACCTTGGCGGAGCCGTTGCCGATACCGTCACGGCCGACCTTGGGGGCGATGGCACCCGGGGCGACGAACGGGGTCATGCCGGCTGAACCGTATTCGACCTCCCACTCGATCGAATCACTCTGTGCCCGGATTTCCGGAAACATATTGGTGAAGGTGAGAGTGGGCGCGGCCGGCAACTTCTGGACCAGCTTATTGAGTGTAGTGAGTTGGAGTTCGGGAATTCCCGCGGAACCTTTCATATTCGTTTCCCCTTATTTCAGAATGGTGAATTTGCCTCGGGAAACGGCGCCGAGGGCGGTAATAGCCGCCGCATCCATGCCCACCAAAGCGTTGGTGTACAGTACTGCGTTCGACAGAACGATCGACACGTTGGCGCCGGCGGGGGCCGGGTAGTCAGAACTACCAGTATCTACCGCCTGATCGATTATACAGGTGGCCGCCGAGAACTTGCCGTTGGTCAAGGTCTTGTGGTAGACGTTGGCCAGCTTGGCCACGGTCGCGGTGATGTCGTTCGTCACCGTCACCTTGGTAAGCCCGGGGATCGCATCCACAACTATCGCGGTGATCGGTCCGCCGTCGGTATAGGTGTTGTCGCTATCGGAGGAGCAGATGGTCTGACCCACTTTGAACTTCAGGGCCGCGGCGTTGGTCATGTACAAATCCGTGCCCGCTGTAACATCCGCAGCCAGGAAGGACCGTCCGACATCCGTAAGAGCAATTGTGGTCGGGATGTAGGGCACGGCGTATTCCCCATAGGTGGCCATGACCGTGCCCGCCTTCAGGGGGCCAAAACCGCCCAGGATGGTCGCGGGCAGGATAAGTGCCTGCTCCCGGTAAGAGTAAAACAACGGCGCGATTCCGGGGGTCCGCCCGGATGCGTTGAACTGCGGAGTAGATCCGCCAAGTCCGTAAGGCTGATTCATATCAAATACCCTCCAAAGGATATAGTTAATCGATTACACGGCGGCTGCGGGAGAGACAAATGCCAGCAAGGCGTCGACCGTAGCGTCGACCTTGGTCAGGTCGTCGGTGTCTTCGTTGCCCTTGGCGCCAAGACCCTTAAGCACCGGCTCTTCTTCTGCCTTGGCCCCAAGTTCCTTAGCCCAATCGCCAATCTCAGCGCTGATAGAGGTTTTGTAACCCTCGGCATCAAACACGCCGTCCTTGGTAAAGGACTCGGAAGTGGCGCAGGTCCTGCGCACCTTGTCTTCAAGCCGGCCGGGGATACCCGAGGCCTTAAACACCTCGGAGAACACGCCCTCAGCCTGGACCTGGTTAGCTTTTTCCAAGGCAATCGCCTTATCCTTCTCCAGGGCTTTCAATCGAGCGTCGTTGGCGGCATTGACCTCAGCTGCCTTATCCAGCTGGCTTTTCAACTGGCTGTTATCCTGCTCAAGGAGCACGATCTTGGTGGTTGCCGAGGTCAGGTTCGCAGACACCTCCGCGGCCCCCTCGGCCCGGATCGCTTCATACTCTCCGGGAAATTTATCCTTATATTCAGCTTTCTTCATCTGGTAATCTCCATACGATGAATATGATGTGGTCTCTTCCTTTTCCAATCGATCAAGGAGAGCCTCTAGGGTATCGACGCGATCCGCCATGCCTGCCGCTACCGCGGCCTCACCGGTGATCATGCCTCCTTGGCCAAAACGCTCCAGTACCGTCTCAAGACTGACTTTTCGACCTGCGGCTACTTCCTTGGCAAACACCTCGGCGATACTGTTAACCATGGAAAGTATTTCGGTTTCGCCCTCTTTTGATTCAGGGTCCAACCTTTTCTTGGGACTGATGGAGCTTACAAACTGCAGTTCTTTCGGGTACTCTTCCGCACCCGCCTTCCGATACTTCGTCATCGACATCACCACCCCGAGGCTGCCGACGGCGGACGTCGGGGAGATGCTGATCTGAGTCATCTGCGAGAGAATCCAGTACATGGCGGAGGCGCCCATGCCGGAGACGTGGCCGTAGGTGGGTTTGGTCAGCTGGCGAAGCACAGCCCCAAACTCATCCACCCCGGTCACCACCCCGCCGGGGGAGTCCGATGGGAACACGATGTGCTTGACATCCGGGTCCATCTCCGCGGCCAGGACATCTGCCGTCACCAACTCCAAGGAAGTGGCGCCACAGTACTTGGTCATCAGGTTTGCGCGGGGGAATATCGGGCCGCGGATAGGAATCACCGCCACTGGACCCCGGCGATACACGCCGCGGTGCAACCGGTAATTGGCGTCCTCATCCTCGTCCTCGTCTTTCTGGGGGATTCCTTTAAAAGCCAGGGAGTTAGCCAAAGCTCCATCGGTTTGATGGGCTCGGAAAATTGCATACATTTCCTGCAGCCACGACTCCTGGATGGCCCAGGGGCTGTCCAGGAGTACGGCGGCTATTCGGGTAAGAGATCTCGGCATATGGCTAAGTCCTTATATTTAATGAGTTAGGCGAACCATATAGGGCCAAACTCTCTTTGTCAAGAATTATCCATATCTTCTTGTTCTTCAGGAACTTTCTTTTGTTGTGGTGCTGCCCCTGGCTCAGCCACCTTTTCCGCCAACTGCTCGGCCTCAAGCTCGGTTATCAATTTGGGGTACAGTTTCTCCTCGGTCGCCAGCTTCAGCCTGCTTTTGTGGAGATTCTGGAAACCAATCCGCCGGGCAATATCCTCGCTGGCGATTCCCAAAGTCTGGTTCACGGCCCCATGCTTGACCCCGAGCAGGGCCTTGACCTTGGACTCAAGGTCCCCTATTTCAGACAGCGGCCAATTAATCGCTATCGTCTCATGAGCCTCGACCGGTATCTTCTTAAACTTGGCCACGCCGTTCTCAAACTTGTAGGCCTTGTTTTCCGATACGGTCCAGGGCATGTGTCCTGTTTTTGAGTGCAAGAACAAAGCTCCACGCCAGAAGGTGTAGGTCATAAACCGCTCCAGGTCCGCGACCTGGTCCGCGACCCTGTCCGCGATCGGGCCTCGGCTCATCTTTACCCCGCCGTAGGTCTGACCGGAGCTGCTGCCGGTCATCATATCCTCGGAGGTGTTGAGGCCGGCCGAGACCATGCGCAGGATGTCGTCGTCCTGGTTGGTAATCGAGGACAACTTCGGGTTATTGCAGGTCAGCTTAAACCCGGGTGGTAAAAACACCGTCATCCCCGGGGTCTTAGGCTGCATAAGCCCTGTCTTCTTTCGCTCTTCATCAGACATCCCCAGCCACAGCCGGAAGGCGGCCCGATCCACGACCTCGATCGACCATAGATAGGCGCCTGAGGATTTCTTATGATCCAGCTCCCACTTCTTGATGTTGTCGTAGTGCTCGAGCCACTCCAGGGTTACCTTTAACCTGCCGACGTTTCGCGAGGTCACCAAGCCCTGGTCAAACTGGACCATGAACTGGGTGTAGCCGCCTAACGGTTTAAATTTCGGGGAGGTGTCTTTGCCCGCAATGTCACTCTCAACCACGGAGGGCCACTCCGGGTGCGCCCGCAGAGTCTTCCACAATTCCGGATAATAGGCCAGGTTGATCGAAGGGATAAACCGGGCTCGGGTTATGCTGTTGGTCGTGGTTTCTACCCTATAAAGGAGCGGAAACATTGGTTTATTCTCCGGTGTGAGAATGCCTGAGCCGTTTTGAAAGCCGCTGATAGCTGTAGGGCTGATGAAGTCGACCTCGACAAAGCCGTCTTTGTGGACGGTAAACACCAGAAAAAGTTCCCCCTGGATCACCGCCCGGGCGACATATTTGGAGAAGTGCTGGACCAGGAGGTTACGTGGATCCGTCCAGACTTTTCTCATAAACTCATCAGCCTTTGTATAGGTACTGCCCTGGTCAAAGCCGAACCCGGTCAACCTCCCGGTCGTATCCATCACCGTGGTGAACACGAACGGGTTTCGGTTGAACTTTTCCCAGCAGGCCCGCTGCAACTGCTGGAAGCCGGCATAGGCAAAATCATCTCCCACCATCTTCAGCTTGAAGCCGTCCACGTCCACGCCGTTGTTGTAGCCCGCGGCGCTGCCGGCAGGGTTGCCTTGCCAGGGGGCCATAGCCCCGACCTTGCCGATCAGCACGTCCAGGTTGGCGTCACTTAAACCATCCAGGCTGGCTACCAATTCATCAAAGTGCTGCAAAGAGTCTTCACTCATTTATATCTCCCTACTAAGTCATGGTTGTGGACGGAAGCGCCCATGAAGATGTTGCCGTTATGCGCGCCAAAGTCGTCTGGTGTGATTTCCCTAAGGCCATAAATCCCCCAGCAGATGGCGAACATCACATCGTCCTGCACCCCTTTGGCGTTACTCTTGGTCAGGCTGCCGTACCATTTTTTATGCACGTCGTGCCTAAACGCCTGCATCTCCTCTTTGAGCACGTCGTCGGTCTCCTTGCCGCGGATGACTGTGTCGGGAATCTTGAACAGTCCGGACTGCACCAATCGATAAAACTCGTTAAAACCGGAACGCTGTTTGTCGTAGGTCGGAGAGATAAGCTCGATCTTGATATCGTTTTCCTCACAGTACTTCCGCAGCGCCCCAGCCCCCCACCGCTCAGAGCAGAACGTCTGTACTATCCCGAATTCATAGGCAAAATCCTCCAACTTCTCCTGGATTTCGCCAGCCTCGTTGCTCTGGATATGGACCAGGTGGATGAGAAAATAAATGTATCTGGCGTTATCCTTCAGTGTGAGATGAAGGTCCGGCTGGGACCGCGACCCCGGCAGCCCCTTGGCAATAAAGGTGAGAAAGGATTGGGCGCCTTTGTTGATTTCATCTTTTAACGGGTCCGCGATATCGGCGCCGGTACCGATCGCCCAGTTGGTGTCGTAGAGATCGCCAAGATACTGCAGATCATGGATCGATATACAGACGGGGTGAAAGTCTTCTTCCAGAGAGTAAGGCAGCGGTATCATTTCCGCCTTCAACTCTTCAATCCTCGAGCGGTTGTCCCTGAGGTCGTCCGATTCCTGCTCCTCTTCCAGCTTAGCAATCATCTGGCAATTCTTCAGCACGTTCGACTGCATACCCAAGGTGCCGTTATACCCGATATACTTGGCAGAGAGGATCAGAGCCGGGCGGAATACCGAGGTGTCCACCAGCGTCCAGGTATTCTTGAAGTAACGGGCGAATTCCGGCGGGGTGAACTTGGTACGAAAGGAATCCAACTGAGCCTGGGTGTTGCAGGGGTGGAGGTAGTCTTTTTCCAGGGCCTGATTAGAGAAACGGTAACAGAACAGGATTCCCGGATCGGTATTCTTTACCAGCGGCGAGGCCTCATAGAGATTATGCAGGACGTGGCCTTTCTCCGAGACCGTGCTGTCGATGTAGCCTTGGCTGTTGGGGATATTCCGGCGCGAGGAATCCAACTGGTAAAAGAACTTTGGATTCGACATGTCGAAGATCTCGGAGAAGGAGTAGGACGTGAGGTTGGAGTAAATACCGGTAAAGGCTGAGACCGCCGTGATTGTGGAAACGGTTTCTCTTTTTGAGTTCTTGAGCCTGATCTCTTTATCCAAAATATTTTCCGGCCCAAGAATAGCAATAAGCTTTGGGGAATTCCGGATAAGCTTAACGATGATATCGTAGAGTGCGAACTTGGATTGGTCTTTACTGTTGGCGCCAAGGATGCTGGTCTGGGCCGGGAGACAGAAAAACCGCCAGAGATTCAATAGGCAGGTCTTTATGGATTTACCCTCCCCCCTCGGTTCGCAACAGATTACCGTGTGGTACTTGAGCATCCCGTACTCGTCCCGAGAGGTTGCCGGCCTGATGTAGTTTTCTTTTTGCCACTGCCACATATCGTGGTAGGTGCGGCCGGTTATTGGATGCGGGGTAGTCATTTGGGCCAGTTCCCCGAGTGGGACCCAACGCTCAACACCAATACTAAAATCAAGGATATTTACACAGACGTGGTCTTCCAGCCACGTTTCCGCCCCAAGCGGATCGGTCTGGTAGAAGCGCATCCTGGCACGAATATGGTGGAGCCTTTCCGCATCCGTCATCTCCTGAAAACTTGTTTTTTCTACCATATCCGCTCCATATCCGCTCCAATTTTGGTGAGATTGTTTCAATTCTTATAAACTTTTTGTTTTAAAAAGAAAAGCCCTAGTATTCCAGTGTCAGGAATACTAGGGCTTAAAGCTACCTCAGAAGGAAGATTGTAGTTTCTAATCAATCAGGGGATGTTCCCCTTAATAACATTCACTGATTGAAACCACGTTTGTGGCTTCCCATCTTCGGACACCTGGACCTCAAGCCCCAACATGCCAAACGTACTCATCGAAACAGTGTCGTCAGGTTCAAATATCAAAACTACCAAACTGTTGGCCCAATCGGCCCCTGGCGTGGTGTTGAGTTGCGCAACAGGTCCGACCAGGATTTTATCTCTTGTGCCGGTTAAAATAGCGGCTTTGACTTCCGCATCAGGAGATATTGCAAACGTAGCTCCGTTTTTCTTGAGCCGTATGGAGATACTTACGTAATCACCTGTAACTATCGTCAGTGTGCTCATATGTAATCCATTGATGTTTCGGTTTTTGTAATGATGTCAGATGATAATATTCCAACTATTTCAACATCTGCTACCATAGTAAATATCACATCTGCGGAAAGGGTAATTGACTGCACGATATCAGACGAGCAGGCAAGCAACACGTCAGACGATAACTCTGCCCCGACGTGGATAGTCGCACCTCCACCTCCTTGGGCCTGAAGATGGTCCCAAGCATCCCCGCTTTCGATTGTTGATTTAGAAACGAGCTGATCCCAAGCGTCCATTATCTCCCATACCCCCAGACAGCGGTTGCAATGGCCTGCTGTAATGCCGGTGAGGTTTCTATTCTATCCATCAGAGCATTTACAATAGCATCAATATCAGCAGGGCAAAGAATCGAAGCACACGCCGTGGTAGCATTAATAAAAGTATCAACGATTTCCAGCAGACTGCGACTTATTTTAACCCGTGCATCAAAATGTTGGATTATAACAGCCAGCGCGGAGATTGCGACATTTGTATCGTTTTTTACAGATAATTCCCTGATTACTGATAACTTGCTATTGGCAATAGTTGAAATAAGTTGTGATACCGCAACATTCGACTCCGTGTAAAAGACAATATTATTACCGACCAGAGCCCTGCTATCAACTGCCAAGGCGATTGCATTTCTCGCAGCAACCAGCGTATCTAAACTGACCGTTACTGTGTTTTCGTTAAGAATCTGAACTTTGGTGTCGGCAGAATATAATTTGCTAAAACTGGCAGCGATTCTAGTATCAACTTCTTTTAATAATTCGTTTGCAATTGAATGTTTAAGATCATGGTTTTCAGTCAGTTCGTTTGCAATGCCGGTTCTTGAGTCGTTATTAATTAACAGAGTATTGCTCACTGATGATTTGCTGGCATAGGCAATAGCACGCGAATTTTTGATAGCGATCAAAGCATCAAAATACGCTGTGATCGTTTGTGAATTGCCAGCCGTAACCAATGTATCGACATTACACAGCAACACATTACCGACACCTGCCAGTGTGTCGTTTATGATAGTAATGCTATTGTTTATTCCGACTGCAAAATCAAAATTTACTGCCCGTGAGGAATCAATTATGAGAATTACATCCGAATCATGAAACTTTATATTACTAACCGAAACTTGTTGATCGTAATCCAAGAAATATTGGTTCGATATCGACGATTGCAAATCATACAGAACTAAAATAGGAGTACCGCTTCCAGAAGCGGCAACAATATCCAGTATTGCCGACTCGCCCAGGGACCAGTAAGCGTCTATTCCTGGTGTTGGGTCACGGAGAAGAACACTCTCCCCCAACGACCATATGGCAGCGCGATCAGTCATTAGCTCACCACAGGAACCGGCCAGATATAAACTTCAGCCCCAGCCTCGTAATGCATCAAATCGATTTTACAATCCACCCACCCTTCAAGAGCCGTTGTGATACTCACCGAGAGCGTCTGAGACCAGTCTGCTGCGTTTGATCTTGTAGTAATCTCTGGCGAATGTGTTGCATCTGCATTGGTAAGGGGGGAATCTCCGGATATGTAATTTACAGTTAGTTTCAAGCGACCTGCCGGAATATTCGCAAATGTTGACTGTAGTTTGTAGGTAATTGTATGACTACCAGATGTAAGCCAGAGCCGATGCCTTGATATTATTGATAAGTAATTAAGCGTATCACAATTAGATTGAATACTACTGGCTTCGACGCAATATTCGCTACCACCGTCAGGATCAACACTTGGTGAATCACTTACACCGTTACATGCTGTTTTAAGTATATCACCAAAAGCGTCAATGGATTTATACGCACCGTTCACACCGTTGTAGTTTTCACATGAAATTCTACCAGCTATCCCAACAACATTTCTGTTTGTAAGCGTAAATGTAGATTGTGCACCTGATAGTAGTATTGTTTCATTAGCAGGAAAACGAAAATCATAGCTACAGCCAAACACCGATCCTGAAATGGTGTTGTTGTTGCTGCTGTAGAGGCCATAGCTACAACCAAACACCGATCCTGAAATGGTGTTGTTGTTGCTGCTGCTGTAGAGGCCATAGCTACAACCAAACACCGATCCTGAAATGGTGTTGTTGCTGCTGCTGTAGAGGCCATAGCTACAGCCAAACACCGATCCTGAAATGGTGTTGTTGTTGCTGCTGCTGTAGAGGCCATTGCTACAGCCAAACACCGATCCTGAAATGGTGTTGTTGTTGCTGCTGTTGAGACCATTGCTACAGCCAAACACCGATCCTGAAATGGTGTTGTTGTTGCTGCTGTAGAGGCCATAGCTACAACCAAACACCGATCCTGAAATGGTGTTGTTGTTGCTGCTGCTG